TAACGATTTTACAGGATGTACTAGAGGTGCAAACAGTACCACAGCAGCATCAATATCAAATGGTACAACTGTAACACAGTTTGACGGTGGTGGTGTGCCTAGAAACATAGTTAGAACTCCCGACAACAATTATTTATTATACCCTTATCCAGATAAACAGTACACACTTATTTTTGATTACTTTACATTTCCATCTGATCTATCAGCACATGGAGATACTACAAGTATTCCTGATAGATTTGCACCTGTAATTGTAGATGGTGCTGCTGCTTTTGTTTATCAATATAGAGGTGAGATACAACAGTATCAATTAAACTTTGCTAGATTTGAGCAGGGTATTAAAAATATGCAAAGTCTACTTATTAACAAGTATGAGTATGTACGATCCACAGTCATCATTGCCCCTAGAGGTTCAGCTAACTTTATGGGTGGAGTTGTTTCCTAATGCCAGATCTATCTCAAGCTCAACCTGCAGCATTTAACTGTGAGGGTGGTTTAGTTTTAAATCGTTCTACATTTCTAATGCAACCTGGTGAGGCATTGGAGTTAGAAAACTTTGAGCCTGATATTGAGGGTGGCTACAGAAGAATAAATGGTTTTCGTAAATACGTAAATCAACAAGTGCCTCAAACTTCTGACTCTGGTGAAAAGATATTGATGGTTGCTAACTTTGCAGACAAAGTATTAGCAGCTAGAGGTGAGAAGATATTTAGTTCTGCATCTACTGAGCTTGCAGTTAAAATTGTTTCTACTACAGGTATGACAGGTTCTGGAACTATAACTGTAGACTCTACAACAGGATTTTCTTCTAGTGGAACGTTGCAGATCAACGATGAATTGTTTACTTATACTGGTGTTACCTCTACTACTTTTACAGGTGTAACTCGTGCTGCTACAGGTACAACTGCTGCTAATCATGCTCTTGACGATGTAGTATCAGAGTCTTGGACTGAAAGAGATACTGGCAGAACGAGTGCAGGTAAATATAGTTTTGAAAGATACAACTTTGATGGTAACGAAAAGATTATAGTTGTTGATGGTGCAAATGCCCCAACTATATTTAATTCTTCTTTATCGGCAACAGATGTTAGTGAGAGTTCTGTAGCAGGTTCTACTATAGTTGTAGCTTTTAAATCTCATATGTTTTATGCAGGTAAATCTAGCACACCACAGACATTAGTATTTAGTGAACCTTTTGACGAAGATGGATTTCAATCTGCTGATGGTGCAGGAACTATTAAAGTAGATGATAATATTGTTGGACTAAAAGTATTTAGGGACTCTCTATTTATATTCTGTGAAAACAGGATATTTAAAATGACAGGATCTACTGTCAGTGACTTTGCCATACAACCAGTTACCAGAGATATTGGTTGTGTAAATAGAGATACGATACAGGAATTTGCAGGTGATCTGTTATTCCTTGGTCCTGACGGACTCAGAACTGTTGCTGCTACTGCAAGAATTGGTGATACAGCTCTTGGTGCTATTACACAAAACGTTCAGTCTATTTTTGATGCTAACATTAAAGACTCTACAGTTTTTGACAGTGTAGTTATTCCAGACAAAACACAGTATAGAATATTCTTTTCAAAAGCAGGGCAAGGTGAAAACTTAACTAGAGGAATTGTTTGTGTTAGAAGAGCAGATAAGTTTGAGTTTTCTGAAATACGTGGAATAAAACCTGCAGCTACAGATGCCCTAGTTGTTGATGGAGATGTGAGAGTTATACATGGTGATTTTTCAGGATTTGTTCACAGACAAGAAGCAGGTAATACTTTTGATGGTACAGCAATACTAGCAAGATACAGAAGTCCTGATTTAAGTTTTGGAGACACTGGTGTTAGAAAACACATGCAAAGAGTTATCCTTAACTTTAAACCTGAGTCGGCAATAGATGCAGATCTATTTGTTCGTTATGACAATGAAGCTTCTGACTCTGCAAGACCTGCAGCATATCCTCTAGACAGTTCTCAGGTTGCAGCACAGTTTGGTTCTGCAACTTTTAGTACAACTAGTAGTGCTGCACAGTTTGTCTTTGGTGGTCCTTCACAGCCACTTGTAAGACAGTCAGTAGAGGGATCAGGTTTTTCTGTAGCACTAAGAATTAAAGATGGTGGAGAAACAGCACCATATTCCCTAAAAGGGTTTCAATTAGAATATCAAGTAGGAGCAAGACGTTAGATGGGTAATACATACACGAGACAATCCAGTTTTACAGACGGTGATGTTATTACTGCCGATCTGTTTAACAACGAATATGATCAACTTTTAGCTGCCTTTGCAGCAAGCACAGGACACACCCACGATGGTACTGCTGCAGAAGGTGGTCCTATTACTAAACTATTAGGCACAGGTATTACCATTGGTGATGGCACAGCAGGTACAGATATCACTGTAACCTTTGATGGTGAGACTAATGATGGTGAACTTAAATGGATGGAAGATGAAGACTACTTTGAGTTCTCTGATGATATTCTTATTGCCTCTACAGAAAAAATACAGTTTCGTGACACAGCTATTTATATTAACTCTAGTACTGATGGTCAACTTGATCTTGTCGCAGATACAGAAATACAGATCGCTGCTACCACTGTTGATATAAACGGTAACGTAGATGTATCAGGAACACTTACTGTTGCAGGTGCTGTAGACTTTGGTGACGCTGCATTATCAAATGTAGGTGCAGTACAGTTAGACAGTATATCAGGTGATGCTGACTCTAACACAAGTATAACATTTAGTGGGTCTGATGTAATTACAGTTACTGCAGGTGGTGAGACACAGGTAACATTTAACAACGGATCAATATTACCTACAACAGATGACGATGTTGATTTAGGTTCTAGTTCTTTTGAATTTAAAGACGGTTACTTTGACGGCACACTTCATGCAGATGCAATAAACTTTAACGGCACAGCCATAACAGCAACTGCTGCTGAACTTAACATTATGGATGGTGTAACTGCCACCACTGCAGAGCTAAATACTCTAGATGGTGTCACAGCAGTTGTAGGAGAGCTTAACGCTCTTGATCTAGGTTCTACAGGCACAGGTACTGCTATTAACTCTAAAGCAGTTGTGTTAGATGCTAACAAAGATTACACTGGTATAAGAAATCTTACACTTACAGGTGATCTCACTATTGGTGGTGATGATCTTACTATGGCTACTAATACTTCAGGTCACATACTTGTAGCAGACGGTACAAACTTTAATCCTACTGCTGTAGGTGATTTATCTGAGATTAGCACAGTTGCTAATGATGATGTATTTCTTGCTGTAGATACATCTGGTGGTGGGCTTAAAAAAATTACACGTAGCACTATAGTTTCTGGTCTTGCTGTATCTGGTGCTGCTATATCTAACGTAGTAGAGGATAGCACTCCACAGTTGGGTGGCAACCTTGATATGAACGGTAATGATATTATTACTACATCAAATGCTGATATTGATCTAGCACCTAACGGTACAGGTAAAGTAGTTGTAAAAGGTAACACTAATCCTGGTACTGTAGTATTTAATTGTGAGTCTAACTCTCATGGTCAAACAGTTAAGTCACAACCACACTCAGCCTCTGTTACTAACGTGCTAACCTTACCTCCTGGTGGTGATCAAGAGATTGTTGGTACGACAGCAACACAAACACTTACAAACAAAACAATGGGTGCTACTAGCTTTGGTGATAACAACATTACTAACGTTGGTGATATTGCCCTAGACTCTATCAGTGCCGATGCCACAGATATTAATGTGGCAATATCTGATAATTCAGCTACTGCATTTACAATTAAACAAGGATCAGATGCTTATCTTATAATTGATACAGCTAATAGCAGTGAGTCTGTCTCTATCGGTACAGGTATATCTGGTACAGCTATTACAATAGGACACAGTACCTCAGAGGTTACAGTAGCAGACAACCTTACAGTTACAGGTGACTTAACTGTATCAGGTACAACTACAACAGTAAACTCTACCACTGTAAATCTTAACGATCACAATATTGTTCTTGACAGTGGTAACAGTACATCTGCTGTAATCAACGGTGCAGGTATTACAATAGAAGGTGGTAGTGGTGATGACGCTACATTTACCTATAATACTTCAGGACCAAAGTTTGAATTAAAACTAGGCTCTAGCCATGAAGATTTACAGGTAGATAAACTTACGGCAAACGGTGGTTTAGTTGCAGATAATATTACTATTGACGGAACAGAAATAGATTTATCATCTGGAGACTTGACAATTGATGTTGAAGGAGATATAATTTTTGATGCAAATGGTGGTGATTTTAAGTTTCAAGATGATGGCACAGAAATACTTAGAATTACTAACTCATCTAGTGACGTAGTTATTAGACCTGTTGTAGATGCTAAAGATCTTATCTTTCAACAAAGAGATGGAACAGAAGTAGCTAGAATTGAAGACAATGGTACATTTAATGTTGTCACAGATAAACTAGCGATAAACGGAACTGCTATAACTTCAACAGCAGCAGAGTTAAATATACTTGACGGTGTAACATCTACTGCTACTGAATTAAACATACTTGACGGTGTGACTTCTACAACAGCAGAACTAAACATACTTGATGGTGCTACAGTAACTGCATCAGAATTAAACTTATTAGATGGTGATACTTCTGTTGGTAGTTCAATAACACTGGCAGATGCTGATGGTTTTGTAGTCAATGATGGTGGAACAATGAAAACTATTCCTGCGTCAGATGTAAAAACTTACGCTGCAGGTAGTGCTGCCACTAAAGGATTTGCC